GTCAAGCATTTGTCGTTTGACTGCAACACGTTGGTTGTATAATTCTTCAATAATTTCTGGAAGGATGCCTTGTTTATCACGACGAAAGCATGCGCCATTTGCAGCAACTGCAAGATTGTCTTCTGGTGCCCATGTTTGTTCAGAGTTTAAAATCTTGTCTTCTCCACCATTCTGCAATGATGCCACTTTCATATGAGGCACAATTGTTTCAGGACTCATATTATATTGAATAATAAGATTGGGATAGAGACTGTTAAGGTCAAAACTCATAACCCATTGGTGACGACCGACTTGCGGGTCTTTAACAAATCCACCAGCATAGTCTGTTTTAAATGATCGAGAGTTTGGCGGAATCGCAATTTTTCGAGTTGCAAGTTTTCGAAAAATAATGCTGTCCCAAATTGCAACAGTCCCTAATGTATCTCCATAGTTTACGCCGCCAAAATATGCAAGTGTAAACACAAGGTTGATAAGACCGAGTTTGGCTTCTAAACGTTCAATAAGTTCAATGTCAACAATGTTATAGTCAATAAATTTTTGATAGTCACGTTCATAAAGTTCAGTAAGTGTGCCATATTCACTATAATCAATCTTGTTTTGTCCAAGTACAACTTCAGCAATAAAATCAAGACGATAAGACTCTTGGGCGCCATAGGTATTTGCTGCAAACTTTTTAAAGAGGTCAAGATAGTCTAATTGCTGAATTCCATATAGGTTGTATAAGAAATTCTCTTTACCTTTAATCATTACAGACTTTTGTTCAACAAAATTCCATGGCGACATCTTTTTTGCAGAGTCTTGACCAAGTACACGAGAGATGCGATTGACGAGATATGGAATATCAAACAAACGAATATTCCAACCGGTAATTACATCTGGTGTGTTTAGTGTGTCTGACCACCAAGATAAAAAATCTGTCAACAATTCAGATTCGCTATCAAATTGTCTAAATTGTTTTTTCAAATGAGGAATACTTGACTGCGAAGGGTCATAGTTCTTTAAGCCCCAAACAATATAATGATCGAGCCGACTGCTCTTAAGTCCAATTGCTGTTATTTCTTGATCAGCCACCGATGGCTCTGGGAAACCGTTGTCAGACTTACACTCAATGTCAAGAGAAACGACATCAACTTTTTTAGGGTTATACTTAATTTCATTTGGAAATTCTGCCTGAATAAAAGCAGGTATATGACGATCATTTCCATAAATTTTAAAGTTATCAATTCCTTCATAGCTCTTAATAAACGCACGGCAATCAGACATGCTCTCAAACCGCATTGGTTCAAGAGGCAACCCGTCGAGAGACCGCCACTTTGCATTGCTATCCTTACTTTCGAGATACATTACAGGACGAAACCTGTATGTTGTATAAATCTTTTGTCCGTCTTCGTCATATCCCCTGTACAGGAGAGTATTCATCTTTCGCTCGATGCAAGTATAGAATCCATTAATCATGTAAGAGCATTATAACATAAACCGGCAAAGATGTAAACAACAATCTTTGCCGGTTTAATTTTATGTATTAATTTTTATTTATTTGTTTATTACAATTTTGCGAGGTTTCTTCTCTTCTGGAACCTGTTTCTCAAGCGAGATTGATAGGATTCCATTTTGTAGAGAAGCCCCACTCACGACGACATGCTCTGCCAACGTGAAGCGCCGAGTAAATTTACGTGCGCTAATACCCTTGTGGGCATACTCTCTTTCGTCTTTTTCAGACTTTTCACCAGTGATCACTAGCGAATTTTCTACAGTTTCGATGTCGAGTTCCGACTCAGCGAATCCAGCGACTGCCAACTCAATGACAAACCTATCTTCGTCGAGTTTAACCACGTTGTGGGGCGGATAAACATTCGAATTTTCTTTGTTAATCGAATCAAACTCTTGAAAGAGTTGATCAAACCCAATGCCAAACGGCCTATACGTTGTACTTATTTTCATTTTCGTTTCTCCTTTTTAAGCGAGTTTTATATATGTTCAGCAGACCCATTTCTGGCATCTACTGGTACAACCACCATGGTTATACAACTTTATTTATATTCAGGAAGTACAAATTCTTTGAAAGAAAGTAATTTTCTACTAGAAATTATTTCAAAGAATGTTTTTGCAGATTCTGAATTTAACTTTTTATAGTCAAATGATACTGCTGAGTATATTGGGCGATAGTGTAGGGTACGTTCCTTTGCAACTAAGAGTAGCTGACCAGTCGTAACCATGTCTGCCTTTTTGATGTCTCCAGTTCTGATCGGATTCATAAACTTATCATCGTTTGGCTTTTGAGACATCGCTTCAAGAAACTCATAAGGATCAGATATATCATTGTCACGAAGATAATTGTTTACTATTTCCCAACGAGTCTCTGAACTTTTACGAGCTGCTTGCAGATGAGTATCTGTTGCCTTTTTACTGTATCCAAGAAGTGGCAGATCGATGCCATGATTCGTACGTACGCAATGATCTTCTTCTTGGGTTATTTCCTTTAAGTTGTGTATATACTTGCGTGGATTTTCTGCAGTAGCATCTTCCTTCTTAACTGTAAATCCGCCTTCGAGCAGATAGCATTTTTCTGGATTAAACACGAATGTAGCTCCAGCTAATTCTTTTTCTATAAGATATTTTGCTGCTGCTTCAGGAGTCTTCATACGAAGAGCATTGCGTATTGCAAGACCGTCTGGAGAAACGATTGGTGTTTTTTTCTTATTTTTAGAAAGCACTTTTTCTCCTTCTTTTTCATCGCTCTTTACGCTGAATGAAGCGCTTATAATTGATAGTCCATATTCGTTGACGCCTTCTGTCCAACGAGTAGTTTGGTCGTCGATAAACAACCTTTGAATGCCATCACGGTTAGAGTTAACTACTTTAATTTCCGTAGGATAGTTACGATCGCGATTTTTTGCACCTACCCAACCAAACTTTTTAATGTATTTTACTGCTACTACGCACATATGTGATAATGGTTATATTATATTTATAATACTACGTTTTTACCGTGTTTTTACCATCTTTCTTAGGCCATTTAACACTGACAACGCTAATTTTCCGCTTGTAGGTCCTGGCCATGGAAAGCTTAAACCAATTACTCCGGTAACAAATAGCAATAACATTCGTGTACCCTCTGTGCCCGCAAAAAGTGTTGATAGGGCAAAATTTCCTGAAAGTGCAGCTAATATATCAGAAGAGTCAAAGTCGTATGACAAATCACCTGTAAATGACATATTCAACCAAATATAGAGTAACAGACCTGCGATAGCAAAGCCTCCTATTCTTTTTATAACAGGGTGTTTTTGTAGCCAGACGTCTAGATCACGAAGTGCCTCCTCTGTCCATCTGCCAATTTTAGTTTTTGAAACATATTCTGCGATTGCCCGTTGTATTTGGGCGTATGCTGCAAAACCAGCCTTTATTGATTTCCAAAGATTAGCTAAGTTAAAACGTAGCGCACTAAAAAACTTAAAAACCCGACTGTCTTTAAAGAGTGTTAGAGTGTCTTGCAAATTTGCTCCAGCAGTTGATGCAAGAGTCTTTATAAAGTCTAGCTTAGCTCGTACTCCAGAGGTCAAGCCATTTAAAACGTTTTCAGTCAGCTCGGCAGTTTCAAGAAGTGACAAAGCTTCGTAGTAGTCATGCTTTTCTTGAATTGAACAGGCGTTATACTCAACGAAGCTTTTCATACCTTTTTCTTAACGTTGCCAATGCTATATTTTGAACGCAGGTCCCAATTGGCTTTATCTCGGTGAGAGATAATTTTAATTTGTTTTAGACTAGTGGTATCTTTCACTTGATCTCTATTGACAATTTCAAGCAAACCCCAATCAGAAAGAAGAATTGTAATTGTATTTCGGCGACACATGTCATCATACATAAATGTAGATGGCTTGCCATCAAGCATAAAGAGTTCCTTAAAGTGCACAATAAAGTAGCGCCCTTGTTTATGCAAGATATGACAACTTTGAAAGAGCACATTCTCTTCTCGTTTAGAAGAGACACCAATGCGAGAAAGAGTTTCTTTAATCTTTAAAAAGTCATCAGGGTCATTCAAATATACCTCAAGCATCTGAGGCGGTGACCAATCAACGATATCTGTGGGGGAAAGTGGTACTGTCATAACGATATACTATATTTATAATATATCGTGTTTACAATTTACCGTGCTCTGCTCTTTCGTGCGGCTTTATTCTTCTTGCGGCGTTTTTCTACTCGCTTTGGAGACAAGTTCTTTTTGCCAGAAGATGTCCTCCAGCCTCCTGCCATCATACGTTTAATAAACTTAGACGGATCAATCTGAAGTTTTTCAACTGGTGTGTCTGACAATACTTCTGCTTCAATTACTTTTTCGTGTACTTCCTCCGACATCTCTTTTGTTTTTTAGTTGTGTTAGTTGATTTTGAGTAAACAGGCTGAATACTGCTCGCGCCTTTTCAGCACTATACGAGTATTCATCCATAATACATTTTATATATTCAGAGTCATCTGACTTTTTTGCCCATTTGCTAAATCGCTTACGAGGACGTGTACAATGTTTTAAAAAATCATACTGCATCTTGTGCGGCAAGAATGCTCGTCTATTCATTTCATTTGCAAGTAGTATAGTATCATTAAAGTATGACAGCCCGCGATTGACTATAAAGGGCACATACTGTTTATCTAGACTATCATGATCAAGGCTTTCACTGTTATCTGCTCGCGAAGCTTCTAGTAAATTTTTACCACTTTGACCTTCATTAATGCTATTAATAAAGTCAAATGGCGAGAGTTTTTTATTTTCTACACCCATTCAATATTTCCCATTAGTTCTGTCATGCACTCTGTACGTTTCATAATTACATTATAATATAGTTTTGTCATTTTGTAAATAGAATTTTTTATAAATAAAAGTATACCGACCGCGACATGTCCAGTGTCCGCCGGTTCTACACAGTACCAACTAAAGCACATTTATGCAGCAATTAAAAATATTTATACCTAAAGGATTGTCATGTACATCACCATTCTTCTATATCATCAAACATAAACTTAGCGGAAAATTATACGCTGGTTATTGTTCTTCACAGAAACATTGTAATTCATCTAAGTTTATGTCTGAATATGGATATAAAACTTCATCTAAATATGTCAAAGAATTAATTAATAAAGATGGATTAACTTCATTTGAAATTATTAGAATTAGACATTTCCTAACCAGTTTTGATGCTATCAATTATGAATCGAGATTTCTTCATAAGATTAATGCAATGCATAATAATATTTTTATAAATCAAAATAATGGTGGAAAAGAATTTAGATGTAAAGGGCATACTAAAGAATCTAGGGATAAAATGGGATTATCTAGGAAAGGATTAACACACTCTGATGAAACTAAATTAAAAATGTCGATTTCTGGTAAAAAAAGATTTGAAGAAAACCCGGTGACAGATAAAACTAAAAAACTTTTATCTATTGCGATGAAAGGTAAAATAACATCAGATGAGACCAAGATGAAAATTAGTATTGCCAGTAAGGGGCGAGTAACTTCAGATGAAACTAAAAATAAACTTAGTATTAAACGAAAAGGAAAAAAGGGGTCATTCCCAAACACAAGATACTAGGAGAAAACTCGCTGAAGCTGGCAGAAAAAGAAAAGGTGAAAAGCGATCAAGTATTACTAAACGAAGAATATCTGAAAATTGTAAGGGACTGCGATGGTGGAATGACGGCAGTAGTGTTAAAAGATCTATTGATTGCCCAGGTGAAGGTTGGTCATTAGGTAGGATGAAAGCATATGGATGTGCTGCGAGAAATTAGAATATAACTTATTTAAACTCAATATTCACTAGTAATTCGGTCATACATGCAACCATGTTTAGTTCTTTGTCAGCCATAAATCCTGCTTTGTAAGAATAGTCGGCAAGAATAAGAACTGCAGACGGAATAGAAGATGGAGCGACAACATCATAGAGTGAATCATAGAGTTTACGAAAAACAACTGCACTATCGAGTGTGCTATTGTTTACAACCCATGATCTCATCGACTTGAAGTCTTTGCTTTTAAGGTAACGAGCCAATTCAGCAATACTCTGATCTGACATACCAACCAAAATAGCAGTTGGAATCTCACCACTCGTGCTGTATCGTTGACACTCATTGAGCACTCGTCTCCAGTCTGGGGCATAACGAATGATAAGTTCAGCAAGAGTCTGCTCATGATACTTGATTCCTTCAGTCTTAAGAATAAAGATCAACCGTTTCATAAAGTCACCAGCAAGAGAAGCCAACGACTTTTTAGTAGTATTAAATTCAATTACTGAACAGCGACTGTGTAGTGGTTCGATAATCTTATTCTTAAAATTGCAAGTGAGGATAAAGCGACAATTGTTGCTAAACTCTTCGATAAACCCGCGCAACGCAGGCATTGTACTCTGGGGGTTAAGATAGTCAGCCTCATCAAGAATAACTACTTTGTATCCGCCATTTAATGATACTGTTGATGCGAACTGTTTAATCTTGTTGCGTAGTACATCAATACCACTTTCTTCAGAACCATTGATCAACATATAATCAAGGTTCAAGACATTACACAGCGCACGCGCAACTGTAGTTTTTCCAAGGCCTGCAGAGCCAGCCAATAATAGATTGGGGAGTTGACCTCCCCGCACTATTTCATTGAATGTTTTCTTTAACTCTGCTGGAAGTACACAATCATCAATCGTCTGGGGACGATACTTTTCTACCCAAAGAAATTCATCAGTTTTCATATGTGACTATATTATACCAAAGTGATTTGTTTGTACACACTTTTAATTTCTTCTGCTTCAGTTTCAAACTGTGCTGCAGTTTTCTTATGGTATAATTTAGCAACCTTACGAATTAATGGTTTAGGCAAATCAAAGGCATCTGCGGTTGCAGAGATAATTTCTTTGATGGCATCTCGACTCTCGTCCATCTTAGACAGTTCGAGAGTAATTTCGCGAATCGCTCCAAGCAATTCCTGTTTTGTTTTATCGTCTTCAATTTCAATCATAATATATTATTTTTCTCCAAAGTAATGCATATATGCAATAAATCCTGCTAATGCCCAAAAACCCAACGCATAGATGAAGGTCATGATGGGACTATTGGCACGACGCTTAGATGCTGCTACTCCTGCCATTCCTCCCTTAGGATTCATATATTGCAACCATAGCACCACACGTCCAGGAAATGCAAATATCTCGTATAGCATTCCTCCGCCACTAGTCCCATCAAGCCTATCTTTTGACATATTATTGAGTTACGGTTTCTCCTTTAGCAAAATCAAAATTCAATTGATTGTCTGGTTGCTCATCAGAGGTATTAGAGGTTTCTGCATTGCCTTCTTCTTTTGCTGGAATAT